CCAGGCCTTCGGCCAGTGCTGGGGCTGCCAGGCCTTCGGCCAGTGCTGGGGCTGCCAGGCCTTCGGCTGCGGCTGCTCCGGCTTTGATGGATCCGATTGGAATATTGGATCCAGAAGGGAAACGCGACAATCCGATGACTGGTCTCCCCTATGCGAACCATTATCAAACCGCTAACTCAACTGGAACATATGCCGATATTGCGAAACAATGGACCCGACTTCCCATGTATGAACAGCGTAACGAAATTCTCAAAGCCATTTCCGAAAATCAAGTAACACTTTTAAAAACCGGTACAGGATCCGGAAAAACCGTTCTAGGTCCAAAATACGCTCTTCATGTCGGCGGATACAGACAAAAAGTCCTCTGTGCCATCCCCAAGAAGGTCCCGACAAGGAGTGCGGCGGAGTATGCTGCCAAATGTCTCGATGTCAAGATCGGTGAACATGTCGGATACTATTTTAAAGGCGCCCGCTCAATATCCGACAACACATTGTTAACATTTACCACAACTGGTTCCATTGTTTCCCGTATTACTGGATCCGATCCACTCTTATCCGAATACAGTTTCATCGTATTGGACGAAGCCCATGAACGAAAGATCGAAATGGATATGTGTTTCCTCTTGCTCAAACAAATTATGCAACAACGTCGCGATCTCAAACTCGTCATCCTATCTGCCACAATCGATTTTGACAAATTCCGCAACTATTTCGGTCAAAACACATCTTTCGCCCTTATCGACGCCGGACAAGCAATGTCGTACCCAGTCGAAGACCAATATTTACAACATGAGCCGAAAGACTGGAAGCGCGAAGCCGAACAGCGTATCATGGACATATTGCGCACAACTCCCGATGGTGATATCATCTGTTTCGTCAAAAGTGGCGCTGATGGACGCGAACTGTGCAGCCGCATCGGTCCACAAGCAAGAGCATCCGGATATTACCCCTACTGCACCGAATTCGATAGCAAAGCTGCAGGGGAAAAAGTCGGTGACACAGGTAAAACAAAAGAGAATTTCGTAACCAATGCAACCCTCTACAAAAATCTGCCTCATCCAAACTCCGATCCTGAACACCCTTTCACACGTAAAATCGTCATCACTACAAATGTCGCAGAATCATCTATCACCATTAACGGCGCTAAATACGTGGTTGATGCCGGACTCGAATATTACGACTCCTATTTGCCGAATGAACAGAGTCGCAGTATGCGCGAAGAACTGATCGCACAATCCGCCATGATACAGCGCCGGGGGCGCGTTGGTCGAACCAGTCCCGGCATTTGTTACCATCTCTATACAAAACATCAATACGACACAACACACAAATATCAGATTCCCGATGTGCAAAAATCAGATCTGTCATCGCAATTCCTGGATCTGTTGCGGAAAGACGACATCGGCACTATCGGCAAACTGCGCCAACTTCTACACGAAATGATCGACCCCCCTTCCGATGTTTTCATCTCTAGCGGACTCAGCATCTTATACGGACTCGGTGCCATTACAGCACTCGATGACACTGGGCAACTGACGTCGATCGGCCGAGCAATGTCGTTTTTCCGTGCCATTTCGCCCCAAATGGCAAAAGCTATTATTGTAAGCCATTTCTATCACTGTCGACGTGATATGACGAATCTGGCTGCGATATTGATCGAAATAGATGGACAAGTTGAAACATTGTTCCGCAAATTGAGACGGAGTAAAAACGGCGTCGATAAATCGGAAGAGATCAAATATAGACGAATTAAACGATCATTCGCATCCCAATATGGCGATATCATTTCAATCTGGAAGATTTATAAAACATATCTGGAAAAAGAGGAAAAGTTGGGCAAGGCAGGAGCGCGATCATGGTGTAAAGACAACTATTTGAATGCGCGTGTTCTCGAAAATGCGGGACAAGCTGGACGCAAAATATCCATGACCCTGCGGGATCTCATGGAACCTCCGCGAACTTCGACAAGATTAGATAAAGATCTCATTGTACTCGACGAAGTCGATGAAGTGGAAATCAGTGGACGAAAAAGTAAGAGCAAGAAGAGCGGCGGTGGCGACACAGAAGAACCAACTAAAACTGTTTTCACTCCTGCTGAAATACAAGCGATGGAACAGCAGTATCGACCATTCGATCGATTCGAAGACAATATCGTCGCATGTTTCGCCGAAGGATTTATCACCAATATAGCGAAGAAGATCCCCGGACGCAACGATTATGTCACTTGTTTCCCCACAAAGAAAGTGCGATGCGGATTGAGTCGTGAATCGTTCTTGACATTGATGAAATCAGAAGGATCCGTACTGTTGTACGGTGAACTTTTCAGCATGGGAGAAGGTGTTTATAAAATGAATGTGGCGTCAAGAGTGCCTACCGGTGTTATGGATAGAATCGTTGAACACAATAAAGATAAACTGCGATTCTGTTTCGAATCGTTCTCGAACAAGACTGTTCAAGCCGCAATTGGACCCGGTCACAGCCACGAACATAGACGCGAACATGGTCACAAGAAACATGGACACAAGCATGGACATAAAAAGAAATATCATCGATAAACAATTATGTCCGTTTCAGTTCCAGATCGTTATATAGTTGCGTTCAGTCACTCCAACATATATCGTCCAACAATATGTCATGATCAAACATGGTCCGATTATCTATACAATTCAATCATGATATTTGTTCATATTATGATTTTGATGGCATGTATATGGTCAATATGTTGGCAATTGCATTTATATTTGGTTTAAAATAGTAATAACTATTTTGAATTGTACGAACATGAACACTCTTTCCGCTTTTACAAACATATTTTTCGATCATATTGATCTACATGTACATCGTATAACTTACGTCCTGTATTACAGCAACTATGGTGATATCGATTATATGAAATCCAACACTTACATTGGTACAGTCATCGCATCTTTATCGAATGCCGATGAAATCGATTATATTGATTGGTTGAATTCATTCGGATGTCGTATTGAATTGGTCGAATCAGCATGCAAATATGGGAATCTCGCATGTTTACAATATGGATTGGATAACAATCATGTTTATACGCCTTATATGAGTGAGATCGCGACACAAAAAGGGCATCTCATTTGTTTGGAATATTTGTATGAACAAGGGTATCCGTTTGGCACTCAGGTATGTTTTCTAGCGGCAAAATACGGGCATTTGGATTGTTTGAGATATATTCACGAAGGTGGATATGGATGGTTTGCATATGGATGGGGAGAATATGCGTGTCAGTCGGCAGTGATGCACGGTCATTTGGATTGTGTGAAATATTTATATGATCACGGTTGTTCACATCCGATGAGTTATATCAATATTCATCCCAATTGTGTCGATTATATTAAGCGACAGCATTCATTGTGTTTAATCTTATAATTTTTTGTTGGATTTGTCGAAGATGATCAACGTTGTGTTTGGATTCGCATCCAATGGCGATTGAGGATTTCGAAGTTGGCGAGATAGATGCGTCTTTGAGTGTCGGTCATATCGCTAAGACGGGGTTCAAGTGCGACAGCGATGCGATGAGCTTCGTTGATGTTTCGCACTGTTTCAATTGTCGACTGTTGTTGTGGGTTCAACAGATACACTTTCAAATACGTTGTCATCAACAAGATTTGGACATCAATCGTATTGGGATCATCCATGAAACAGGTCAACAATGCGATGGTTTCATCGAACTTCTTGAGTCCGTATTGTGTTACGGCGTAGTGATAGAGTGTTCGATCATCGTATCGGTATCGTTTGAAGTATTCCCGACAATGTTTATCGGCAATGATGTAAGACTCAATCACAACATAGATGTTGATACAATGTTGAAGAGTCTCTTTGTTCAAATTGTTGATTGTTGGATTTGCCTCGAGTGCTTTTGCAAAATATTGCAGCGCCTTCGTGTACTGACCATCTGCCATGTAATACACACCGATCTCATTACATGTTGTTTGATAAGACAGTTTTGTCTTATCGGGGAACATCATGAGTCCGATTTCGTATGTGACAATAGCTTGCTCATACTGTTTCCATGCCATATGGATTTGTCCGATATAGAAATGGGAGTCCATTGAATAGGACTGCAAGCATGATTGGAGAAGCTGGATGAACTTGGTGAGATACACAGTTGGGCGATCTGCTTTGGCTGCTCGCATAAACATGACCAAAGCTTTGTCGTAATCACATTGTTCGAAATAGTAACATGCTAAATTGTAATGTAGCATGAAAGATCGAGGGAAGTGGGAAATAGATCGAAGATTGTTTTCGATTGCACCGGACAAATTACCGGACTTGTATTTTGCAGTTCCCAGATTTGCCCACAAGAGATCAATCCTAGAATACTTTTTCGCCATCTGTTGACAAATTCGATGGACTTCGGAATATCGATTCGCCTCCGACAATTCGGACACTAAACGAAGATTAGACAATATCGCTGTGATATCCGTCATCTGTGGAAGATGACGTCCGTAATTGATGATCAGTTGTGCCAATGTGAGATATTGAAATGGAGCCGCTCCGTGAATCAAAAAGTTTGACGGATCGTCATCCATTTCCGGAACAGAGGCAGCAGAGGCAGGGACTGAAGCCGGAACAGGGTCCCTGGTAGGCTCGGGAGGCGTATTTGACACCCTTTGCCATTTTGCGTGGGATTGTTGTCGGCGCTTGGAATGTTGCCGATGGGTACTAGGACCAGGACCATAACTCCGGACCGGAGCAGCTGGGGCTGCAGTTGTTGCAGGAGGATAGACCTGGTTGACGAAAGTGGTTACACGAGCGTAAGGTTGCATGGGATAATATTAGGATAAATCGACTTCAATTTTTATGATGGTCCGTCCGACTATATACACATACGTGGGCGACCTGCTGCACGACCGTATAAACCGACAGTGTTATCGCTGACCTTTGGTCCTGCTGTCATACAGACTGGAGCTGCCCCAGATGGAAGATCAATGTTTGAAATTGGATCGATACAGTTGAATTCGAGTTGTGATGTACCGCATTGCATTTTAGGGGCGAATTTGTTATATTTAGGTGTGAGATTGGCATTGTATGGACCGGCTTTTTCAAGTGTGAAGAGTTCAACTCCGACTGGAGTGCGATCAATATGGTCAAATATAACAATTAGGATAATCAACAGTATAATAAGTGAATACATGTGTTATGATGCTTGATGATAGATGAGAAAAAGAAACAATATGTCCAAAGTTTGTTGAAATCAATGATCGTAACATCTTGTATATGGATGATCTTATAAAATTGATGGTAAATAATGCTGTAATCTATTCTTTATTACAAGGTCGATGTTACGTTGTACCGTGTCAAAAGTGGAGATGGTGAGCAGGAGATAGGGGGCACATTTGTTTTTTGCAACTCCTCTTGACACTGAATCGATCGATATTCGAAAAATTCCAGCCGGACTCGCCCCCGACCCCCCTGCTCTCCAGCTCTCCTTCTGAAATGTTGCAAATGGCATCAACCCAGAACAACCGCCGCACCGGAACCAATTCCCGTGCTCGTGCCCCCACTGGTGCCCGCATCCATGCGGATGCTGCTGGCGCCACTGGTGTCGCTGGTGTCACCGCCCCTCGCACCCACATGGGTGCCTCCAGACCCAAGCCCCACGGCCGCAAGATGGACGTTTCGACCATGATGGCGAAGCGTTCCGACATGGCCAACTTGTTGGCCATGATGCCCTACGCCATGTCATTCTGGCTGGAGGGATCAAGTGCAACAACGTACACGACTCCTGGCAGGATGGAGGCGATCATCAGTAATGATGATTCGCCCCTCTACACCATCGTGAACGACGCACTCAATGTCGTGGCCAACAAGGACTGTCATGTGTACACCCACATGACCAACATGTTCCGCGCTGCACTGCTGATCCATATGGCAGTCGTGCAAGCGGGACGCACCGACCAACTCGGCAAGACTCCGGAACAGCTGGCATCTGACAAGGTGTTGGCAAACTGGACACGCGACATCGATCGCATCGGTCACATGACCGAGTTGCTTCAAGCCGAGGTGGACAAGTTGGACGAGACAAGTGGTCTGCGGACATTCATCGCTCTTACTGGTTTCAACCAGGAGGTCCGGTGTGTCTTCAGCCCAACAGTTTACAAGATGGTTTACATCCAACTTGTGACAGCGTTCAACTCCATGACCCCCGCTGCAAAGCAGTTAATCAACTTCCAGTGCAACAGTGTGCCCCTGTACAAGCAGTCTAATGCGTATCGCATGGCCTGCCTGTTGCATGTGTACAAGACAATTGACCCCCATTTCCTGGATGCGTGGTATGCCACTATTCCTGCGGATGTGCGTCGCACTGTTTCCCTGGCTCACGTTATCGCTGGCCTGACATTCGCTTTCATGAGTGCTTTCGCTGGCGAGATGTGTCGGATGGACATGATTCATGGTATCGTTTACGGTGATGTCGAGATGCGAATCCTCGCTAAGATGATCATCGCAAAGGGTGAAGAACTGTGTATCATGCGGACTCTGTACCGCTACAACGCTGCTGACCATGCTGCTGAGACGGCCCCCAAGTTTGCGGGGTATTTCAAGGCAAATGTGTTCGGCTTTGGCGACAATGTGTTTCTGCAAGTCCCTGCCACTACATTTGGAACGATCAATGACCAGCGAACGACATTTGGATCTGCTGCGATGTTCGAAATTCGCAGTGGATCCAACCCGAATCCTGTCGTGTACAACATCGAAACTACCGATGATGGCACAACGGAGATCAATCAGCTGGCAATGATCGTTCCTTCGCTTGAATATGCACAAATCGATCCTGCTCCTGCCGCTGCTGCTCCTGCCGCTGCTTCCGCTGCTTCTGCTGCGAAGCCTCTGCCTGAGCTTGTGAAGGTGCGAGTTGCCATGAAGAAGGCGGGCTCACCTGCCCCACTTCCTGCACCAAAGCCCATTCGCAAGAACAAGCGAGATGCCAAGAACACGCCTCCCACTGAGACCAAGCGACGCACTCCGCAACCGATCCGCCCCCTTCCGGTGTTCCCTCGCTCATATGCAGCCGCTGCAGCTGCTTCCGAGGTCACCCCTGCTCCCGATGCCGCTGATGCAGCTGCCGATGACACTCGTCCGACGCTGACGATGGAAGAGGAGCGCATTGCGGCGCGGAAGACGTGGGCCGTTTTGCAGGAGGTGCGGGAGTTCGTGAAGGATGCCACTGCGATGCCTGTGCCGGAAAGCGGTGGCGTCTGCCTCATGTGCGACAACACGACCACGAAGGCCACTGTTTACATTGGCATTCATGTGTTGTGCCGATCCTACTACCCTGGACCCGAGTTTGATGAGTTGAACCATCGATTCAACATCCTCGAAGTCCAGTTGGCAGAAGTCGCGTAACTCTTCACCATCATTCAGCTATTTCCACCAAAAACAAAAAACAAAATAAAAAAAACAATCCAACAACAAAACAAAAAAAATCCACCGGTGCCAGCTGACACCAAAAAAAACCCTTATAAGTATGATAAAAACGCGTTACGTTGTTATCATTGAATATATCTCAATATTATCCAAAAAAATGATGGTTCAAAAACCTATAATTACAACAATATTACCAGAGAGTTAGTTACTTGATTACTCTGAGTGGATTGGTGGAATGAGATTCGGAAGCACTGTCTTTTTGCAATTCCACCTCGACATTGTGCAGATCGATGCACTCTTCAAGCTGAACGCTACCGTGTTTCAGTCCCCCAAGCCCCCCAACGTACTCAAGCAGCTCAACGCTCCAACATCCAAGCATGTTCGTCTACTTCGGCCCCGCTGTCGCGCTCACTGACTTCAATGAGAGCATGATCAACGAGACCTTCATGACCAAGATGCTCAAGTCCGTCGTTCGCGGAACAATCCCGCAGACGAAGGCAACCATCATCACCACCGCCAGAGCGGTCCTTCAAGCAATGAAGGACATTGTGAAGGCAGCGCGCATCTCTGGAACGACCATCATGGTCAATCCGATCCACGTGGTGAACTTCTTCATTCAATCATTGAATGAGGGAACACCTCTGCCGGATCTGCGCCGCAACTTGCTCAACGCGGTGCCGTTCAAGTGGAACATGACCGACACTCTGCAAGAAATGTACGAGGGTCGGCTCAACCTCAAGAACTACTGCATCGAGCTGGATGAGCGCCGCAAGAAAGATGCGGTCCAGAAGGCGCGGCAGATGAAGCCGTTCACCTACAAGACCCACACTGGCAAGACCCATGTGATCCCTCGCGCCGATCCATGGGCAACCGTGAAGGCGATGGAGAGCGGCACACTTGCCCTCCCCACTGCAGGAATCTGGAGTGGTGTTCGCGATGCTCGTGCTGGAGACGACAAGAAGCCGACGCCGCGAATCCAGCGTCATCGCCAATACCAGCGCCCCAAGAAGACCGCCGATGCTGTTCTTCCTGAAGTCGACTTCGACATGGCGGAACAGTTCGAGTACATGGAATCCATCTGCTCATCGACTGTTCCGTCAACTCCTGCGCCGACACCTGTTTCCATCCCCAAGAACAACGCGAAGCATGCTGCCCGTGCAGCTCGCATCGCCAAGCGCGCGGAGAAGGAGACGATGCGTATGGAGAATATCGCAAATGAACAGCGACGCAATCCAGTTGTGGCCAACATCATGCGTGGCATCAACGGCCAGGTGATCCAGGCCAAGAAGCCTTCCGTACCCAGCAACCGCACACCTGGTCGCCGTCAAGGCTCCGGGCACAACAAGCAACGCCATGTGGCGACGGTTGCTGTTGCCCCCGAGACGATCGATCCTACCGTGACATCACTCCAGATGTATTTCAAACAGATGGGCTACAGATGCAGTGAGATGGTCGCCATGTTGCGAACATTCTTTACCACATCTTTCCTTGAAACGATCAATACATCTGGAGTGTTGGAGCCTGAAAAGGTTGCCCCGGTTGAGTTGCCCTCTTTTGAGGTCGATGAGATCGACGACACATATGCAACCAAGTCAGCTCCTATGTCCAAGAAGGAACGTCGTGCAGCAAGAGTGCAGGCAAAGATCAATGGCGTTTCAATCCCTGCGGAAGCAGCGATTGTATCGGCTCCAATTCCTGCACCGTTTTCATCTGATGCAACTGATTTTGCAATGATGAACGACGAGAAGGAAGAGGATCTCAAGCCAACGATCGACGCCGGCGACTCTGTATTCACGATGTCACCAACTATGTTGATCGCACACTTCGAAAGCTGGACCAAGTGGCAAATGTCACCGGCCAACTTGTTCATGTGTGCGCTCTATGCGAAGATGGAGTCCAGAATTACTCCTCAAGCAATTGGCGACATTGTCTACTACATCTTATCTGATGCAACTGACATGCACTCTGTTCTTTCAAACGTGAACGAGTTCGTGAGAAGTGGCATCGAGAATTGGAACAACGTGACCAAGATTGAAGATGTGATCGCAAAACATCCGGTCTTGCGCAATATCAAGACTATGGGTGAGTTCGTCCCATTGACGAGCGCCGAGATCCAGACCATTGCTGAGCATGCAACTTTCTCGATCGGCCTCAAGTTCCAACAAGGCCGTATCGGTGAGCTGTTCCGCAGTTATGCGAAGGGCACCGGACAAGAAGTTCAGCGGTTCAACAAGAATGTTCGATCCGTCGAAATCAAGTTCGACGACATCGCGAGGACTATGCGATTCCATGTCAAGCTGCTATCGCAATACCATTTTGTGCCTGGAATGACCCTTTACATGGTCTCTCCTAACACAACTCCGGCACTTTTCTCGAAGATCGGCACTGTTGTGCAGCAAGTCGACGGCGTCGTCACGATGTCAAACTCTTTCTTGCCTGCAATGAATGATAGGAACATGGTTGAGTTCTGCTACAACATTACCGATCATCGTATCTGCTCGGATGCAGCGCGAGAGGCGAAGGCCCGCAAGGATGCCCAAACCAAGGCGGCTGTCCAAATCAAGGAACGTGTTGCCGTGCAACAGTCCCGACCCACTGTCAAGACATTGAGCAAGCATTGGTTGACGGAAATGATTTCCGACCTCAGACAGTGCAAGCCCAACGACAGGGATGCTCGTGGAACAATCATGAAGCGCTTCGTCGAGGCACATCGTGGCTGGGCCACTGAGCGCCATCCTTGCACGGATGGTCGTTCTGCGCTCAACATCTTGGCGTACCGACTGCAAAACCATCTGATCAATTACGACATCACACTCGAAAAGCACCAGAGTGATGCCGGGATGACGCTGCAACTGTTCAAGGCACTGTTGTCCGGTGAATCTGCTCCGGTCTTTTTGGAACTTTTCAAGGAGACCCCGGATGCCACATTCATCGACAAATTGACACATCTTAACACTGGATACTGTTTGACGCGTGATCGCAAGACTGGACACATCAGGACAATCCCGATGCCCCATTCGGTCACTCAAGCACAATGCTGGTTGACGATGTTCAAGATCTCGCCTGCTCCTCCTACCGATGGACCGCAAGAATTTTGCGGAATTCCCATCCAGTATGTGGACTCGAGATCCGATGCGACCTTCACTGTTGCAGCAATGGCGCCTGAATACGAGATGGGTGCTATCTTCGGCCTCGCTCCAGCTGGAGCCGCCGCGGATGCGTTCTAACATCTAACATCCGTCCCTGTCCCAAAATTTACGGGACAATTATACTTTGTATCATCTGCTGTGATTGCAATGTCATACCCTTGATTCGATTCTCTTTATTGCTATAATATGCTAAAGCCTGTTGCCGATTACGGGAATGTCCGTGAGACTTTGCAGCTTCTTCAATGATGGTTAAAGGCGTGTCAGGTTTTCGATGTAAGAACGGTTCCAGCTCTGTCATAACCTGAATCGGATTCATGAGAAGATCTTCATATCGAATCATGATCATGGGAGTTTTATAGTGGTCCATAATACGAATATTACGATCATACCATAGACACCAGTAATCGATAGGAGTTCGATAGATGGCACCACCTCTTTCTTCGATCAATTTCACTGGACGTTGAATATAGTCGTTGACTGTCAACGGTGGTCGAATGCTCATAACTTCGTAAGGGGATTTGAACATGGATTGTAGCCAGAAATAGGGATCTTTGATGACGAATATTTTAAGGACACGGGGGTCGATGAAGCTGGGATATTGATGGCAATAGTGTAGTGTCAACAGTTGATGTTTCCATCCAGATGCGTCGATATAAAGGTTGAAATGTCGTTGAAGGTATTTGGCGAGTAAATTTGTGCCACTGTTTTGCAGACCGTGAATGCGGACAACATTGTGTGGAGATTGTCGTATATGGGAATTTGGAGACAAGAGTGATGTTGACATATTAAAATCGGATACGTTAATATGTTTGATTAGACGCAACATCGATAATCACTTCGAACATCAAAAATATTATACAATCGGATATTGACTTAAAAAAATTAATGTTCTATGTAATAGAACACTATGTCGACCACTCCTATTGACACAACTCCTTTGGCGTTAGCGATTGCCCATATTGAGCGCGCAGCTCAAGAGCATCAGGACAAGGCAGCTTCACACAATGTGAAGCGTCTTGCTACTACCAGTGCATGGACTGCAGCGGATGACGCTGCCCGTGCTTGGTTTTATGCAGCAAATGCCTTGCGTAGGGCAATCCATGCAACATCCATCAGCACTGCTGCCGATGCCGCAGCAGCTGAGGCCGCAGCAGCTGAGGCCGCAGCAGAGGCAGCAGCAGAGCCAGCAGCAGAGCCAGCAGCAGAGGCAGCAGCTGAGGCAGCAGCTGAGCCAGCAGCAGAGGCAGCAGCTGAGGCAGCAGCTGAGCCAGCAGCAGAGGCAGCCGCAGCAGAAACAGCAGCAGAGCCAGCAGCAGAGGCGGCAGCCGAGCCAGCAGCAGAGGCAGCGGAGCGAGCAGCAGAGGCAGCAGCAGCGGCCG